GGTTGCTTTTTTTGTGTACGGGTTTGGAGCATTTTTTTTATGGGAAAAAAGACCGATTTAATTTGGAAAAATATCACGGTTCGATTGGGGGATTTGGTTCCCTGGGAGCGCAATCCTAGGCAAATCAAAAAGAAGTCAGCCGATCTATTAGCGGAGTCATGGGCTGAATTCGATCAGGTTGATGTTTTTGCGGTTGGTCCTAATCTCGAAGTCTATAATGGCCATCAGCGGTTGAAGGTGCTACTGCAGAGTCATGGCGTGGATTATATGGTCGATGCGCGGCAATCCAATCGCGAGCTATCTGAAAAAGAGCGCGAAAAATTGACCGCTTTGCTCCATCGGGGGGCCGCGGGTGAGTGGGATTTTGAAAAGCTAAAAACTTGGAATGAAGACGATTTGCTGGAGTGGGGTTTCGATGCTTGCGAGCTGGTTTGGATTGCTCGGGAGTCAAAAGCTGAAGACCAGGAGTTGGATGGCATCCTTGATCGGCATGCGGATTTGATTAAATCTTATGGTATTGAAACCGGCCAGTTGTGGAAGTTGGGCGATCATCTTTTGGCGGCTGGCGATTGTACCGATCCCCAGGTTTGGGGGCTGTTATTGGGTGATGAGTTAGCCGATTGCGTTTGGGTCGACCCTCCCTATGGCGTCGATTATGTGGGCAAGACCGCGGATGCTTTGACGATTGATAATGATGGCGCGGCTGATATTCCTGGGTTGCTCGATACGGCTTTCGAATTATGCGATGCGCACTTGGTTCCTGGCGGTCCGATTTATGTGGCTTCTCCAAATGATGATATCGGGATCGAGTTCTTATTGGCGTTCAAGGCTGCAGGCTGGCATTATCACAATCAGTTGGTTTGGGTGAAAAATACAATGGTTTTAGGTCATAAAGATTATCATTACCAGCACGAGACGGTGCTTTATGGTTGGAAAAAAGGCGCCGCGCATCCCTGGTATGGGGGCCGAGATCAAAAATCGACATTTTTCTTACCGAAACCATCCCGCTCGGCTGACCATCCTACGATAAAACCAACGCGTTTGATTGAGCTGCATCTCTGCAATTCCTCGCAGCCAGGGGAGTTGGTTTTGGATTTCTTCGTGGGATCGGGATCCACGATTTTAGCTTGCGAGAATCTGCATCGTAAATGCCGCGCAATTGAGCAGGATCCTGGTTATGTGGCCGTATGTTTGGAGCGTTGGTCTGTCCAGACCGGGTTGAAACCTGAGCGTGTGAATTGATGCCAGGGCCAGTTCCCAAAAACCCGGCCATCCGTCAACGGCGGAATAAAAAATCAACGCGTTCGGCTTTACCGGCTGAAAGAAACCCAATCAAGCGCGCGCCCGCGCTCCCCGATAACCCGACCGGAGAATGGACCGATTTAACCCGGCGTTGGTGGCGTGATGTCTGGAGTTCTCCCCTGCGTCATGAATTCTTGCGCGCTGATTTGGGCGCTTTGTTTCGGCTGGCGATCCTGGTCGATATGTTTTGGAAAACTGGCAAGCTATCGGTAGCCACTGAAATCCGGCTCTTAGAGCGTGAGTTTGGATTGACTCCCTTGGGGCGGCGGCGGCTCGAGTGGACCGTGGCGAATGCCGAAGAAGCGAAAGATTTGCATACTGAAAATCGGCTAAAACGGGCAAAGGTGATTGATGCGGGTGATCCTCGGGAGGTCTTGGATTGAGCGTGTTATCGGTTCCAGCGTTGGGTGTGGATGGCGATCGCTTCCCCTCATTGGGCGGTCAAGTCTGCGATTTTATTGAGGCATATCTGGTTTATGGGCCAGGGGACTTGCGCGGGCAGCCGATCAAATTGGATCAAGAGAAAAGGGGGCTAATCTGGCGAATGTATGAAGTCTATCCTTTTGACCATCCCCAGGCGGGGCGCAGAAGATTTAAGCGTTGTGCGCTCTCCCTGCGTAAAGGTTCAGCTAAGACAGAATTTGCGGCTTTGATTGCCGCGGCTGAGTTGCATCCTTTTGGGCCTGTGCGGTGTGATGGTTTCGATGCTAATGGGGAGCCGGTTGGCATTGGGGTGCGGGATCCATATATACCTTTGGTTGCTTATACTGAAGAGCAATCGGATGAGCTGGCTTATGCGGCGCTTAAAGTCATTTTAGAGTTTTCGGATTTGGCGGATGATTTCGATATTGGTTTAACCAGAATTGTGCGGATCGATGGGGATGGTAAGGCGGTCAGCTTGTCCTCCGCTCCAGATTCCCGCGATGGGGCGAGAACAACTTTTCAGCTATTCGATGAAACGCATCGCTTAAATACGCGGCGCTTGAAGGCTGCGCATCGGACCATGTTGGCAAATACACCCAAGCGTTATTTGGCGGATGCGTGGTCCCTGGAAACGACCACCGCTCCGGCTCCAGGCGAGGGGTCGGTGGCTGAAGATACCATGGAATATGCGCGCCAGGTCGCGAGCGGAGCGATTGAAGATTCCCGGCTGTTTTTCTTTCATCGGCAGGCGTCTGATGGGCATGATTTGACGACTGAAGATGGCATTCGAGCGGCGGTCATCGAGGCCTCGGGTCCGGTGGCTGATTGGAGTGATATTGAGGGGATTTGTCTGCAATGGCAAGACCCGAGTTCGGATAAAACCTACCTCGAGCGCGTGTGGCTCAATCGGCTGGTGCGATCTTCGGAGCGCGCTTTTGATGTTGAGAAATGGGATTCGTTAGCCGATGTTGATTATGTGATCCCGGTGGGAGCGTTGATCACCCTGGGTTTCGATGGGTCGCGTTGGCATGATTCGACTGGCATTGTGGCGACTGAAGTCTCGACCGGTTTTCAGGCGGTCTTGGGCTATTGGGTGAAACCTGAAGTAATTCCCGCGGGGGAGTGGGAAGTTCCCGCGGCTGAGGTTGATGCGGTGGTTGCCGCGGCTTTTCAGCGTTGGTCAATTTGGCGTTTCTACTGCGATCCTCCCTATTGGGAGTCAACGGTGGCAACTTGGGCGGGTCGGTATGGCGAGAAGGTTGTGCTGGAATGGTGGACAAATCGCCAGAAGCAGATGTCTTTTGCCATCAAAGCGTTCGATACGGCGATCGAATCGGGCGAAATCCTGCACGATGGTGACCCGGATTTGCGGCAACATCTAGGAAATTCGGTTCGTAAAACGCTAAAAATTCGAGATGAGCAAGGGGTCCCTCTGTATACAATTTACAAAGAGCGACCAGATTCCCCGTTTAAGATCGATCTGGCCATGGCTGCGATTCTATCCTGGGAAGCGCGCAATGATGCGCTTGCCGCGGGCGTTAATACCCAGAAGCGCTCCCCGTATGAAGACCGCGGTCTGGTTGTGGTGTAACCTGGTTGCATAGTCGGATTTGTCTATATGGGATCCGCAAATTATTATCTGCTAAAATAAACCTATGAATATATTCGAGCGTTTTCGTCCTTATCCTGAATTAAAAACTGTAATTGTAAACTTAAAAAGCGGGACCGCATTTCGGGGTGTGGCTTGGTCTATCAATCGAAAACATATTATTTTAAGAAGCGTTGAGTTGCTCTCTGACCGGGGGCGTGATGTAAATCAATCTATCGATGGCGAGACTTTGGTTTTTCGAGCTGAGGTCGATTTCTTGCAGGTGCTGTGATGGCTGTTATCCAATCTTTTAATCAAATCGAGAATTTGACTCCTCCCTGGTATGCAGGGATAAATCGTTCGGCTGTGCGCTTATATGATCAGCGCAATTACGAATACTCCACTTTATACCGAGTGCAGACCAATGTGCGGACCTGCGTAGATTTTCTCAGTCGGAACGTGGCCCAATTGGGGTTGCATCAGTTTGAGTTTGTAAGCGAAACCGACCGGGTCCGTTTACGCGATTTCGGGATGACGAAGTTATTGGCTAAACCTTTACCTGCAAAATACAAGGTGACGCGTTATCGATTTATTGAAGCCCTCATGGGTGACTTGGGAATCTATTTCAACGCGTACGTTTTAAAAATCAGGGATGATGATGGTGCTGTGATAGGTTTGTTACGCATTCCGGCTCCCTATATTCAAGCTCAAGGATCGCTGGTCATTACGGGTTATAAGCTGCGCGTGGGGGGGCTTGAGAGAGAAATCCCGGCTGAAGATGTGATCCATATTCGGGGCTATAATCCCGAAAATCCGATTACCGGTCTGTCTTCTCTGGAAACCCTACGGCGGATTTTAGCCGAGGAAGATTCAACCGGTAAATATCGCGAAGAGTTATGGCAAAATTCAGCGCGGATGAGCGGTTTTATTGAACGACCATCTGATGCTGGCGATTGGTCTGAAAAGGCGCGTAAGCGGTTTTTAACCGAGTTTGCGGAGTTATATGCGGGCGAGGGGAAAGGCGGTAAGACCGCGGTTTTGGAAGATGGGATGACCTGGAGACCCGCGGCATTTTCGGCGCGTGAAGCCGAATATTTAGGGTCTAGGAAATTGACCCGCGAAGAATGCGCAAGGGCTTTTCACATTCCGTTGCCGATGGTGGGGATTTTAGATAATGCGACCTTCTCCAATATTCGGGAGCAACATAAGCAACTCTACCAGGATTCGTTGGGTCCCTGGTTGACGATGATTGAGCAAGATATCGATTTGCAGTTGCTGCCCGATTTCGAATCTGAAGGCATCGAATATGTGTATTCTGAATTTAACATCCTTGAAAAACTCCAGGGGTCTTTCGAAGAGCAAATCAAAGCGATTCAGACCGCGGTGGGTCGACCGTGGATGAGCGCAGATGAAGGGCGCGCGGTTTTGAATTTGCGCTCTCGGGGTGGTGATGCTGATGAATTGGTTCTCCCTCTCAATGTGACCGTAGGTGGTCAGCCGGTGACCGATGATACCAATCCAAAAGGCTTGGGCGGTCATAAGCTGTTGTCTGCAAAGGCTTTTTCTGTTTATAGCCCAAGTTTGATTGAGCGTTATCGTTTGAAATGGATCGAGGTGCTTTCGAAGTTCTTCATGCGCCAGGAGCGGTCGATTGTGAGCCGAGTCAATCCCGCGGTAGGGGCTGCCGAAGATGGAAAGTCTGAAATCGGCGAGGGCGTTTGGTGGGACACCGAGCGTTGGGATGCGGAATTATTCCATGATGTTATGGCTTTGAATTTGGCGACCTCCCTGGGTTTTGCGGATGTGCTGTTAGATCAGACCGGAGTCTATGCTGATAATCCGGATGGTAGGGCGGCTTTTGAAGACCGGCTCAATCCGTTATTGACCGAGCATTCCCGCATTCAGGCGCAAAATACGAATCAAATCACTCAAGATCAAATTGTGGTTGCTTTGGGAGATCCGGATCCGTTAGCCGCGGTTAAGAAGGTCTTCAGCAGTGCGGTTACGGTGCGAGCGTTACAGCAGGCGGTTTCGGCGGTGACTTTTGGTTCTAATTTCGGGGCGCATGAGGCGGCGCAGGCTTCTTCGTTGGTATCTAAAAAATGGCGAGTGAATTCTTCAAA